TGACCATGTCGCTAACACTAGAGGAAGTTAAGGAACGCCTCTTGAAAACCTTTGACCCAGACGACCTACTGGAGGCCCTACAGATAACCTCAGAGCAGATACTGGAAAGGTTTGAGGACAAGCTAATCAACAGACTGGATGTGTTTGAACAAGAGCTAGAGGAGGAAGAAAATGAGTATTGATGACGCGACTCCCGAAGAGTGGGACACAGTTAGAGCACTGAACAACCTGTCCATTAGGAAGCCGAAGCAGGTAGACCCTGTGGAGCAACCTGACCACTACAACAAGGGAGCAATCGAAGCCATCGAAGCAATCAAAGCGTCCATGCCTGAACACGAGTTCAACGGTTATCTCAAGGGTAACGCACTGAAGTACCTCTGGCGCTACGACTACAAAGGGAAACCAGTGGAGGACTTGCGTAAGTGCCGCTGGTACATTGAACGACTAATCAAGGAATTAAATTAATGGACGCATATCAACAGTACATTCACAAGTCACGGTACGCTCGTTACCTACCAGAGGAACAGCGGCGGGAGACTTGGGAAGAGACAATCGACAGATACCTAAACTTCTGGATTGAGAAAGGCAGGCTCACTCTTGAGGAGGCCAACGGTATCTTTTCTGACATCCACAACTTAGATGTCATGCCTTCTATGAGGGCGCTTATGACTGCAGGAGAAGCGTTGGACCGTGACAATGTCGCTGGGTTTAACTGCTCCTACTTACCTATAGACCACCCTAAAGCGTTTGACGAGATGATGTACGTCCTAATGTGTGGTACTGGCGTAGGGTTCAGTGTCGAACGTCAGTACATCAGTAAGCTACCAGAAGTAGCGGAGGACTTTCATGCCACAGATACAATTATACATGTCGCTGACAGCAAAATTGGTTGGGCCAAGGCTTACAGAGAACTTATCAGCCTGCTCTATTCGGGCCAAGTTCCAAAATGGGACGTGTCTGGAGTACGACTTGCAGGGGCAACCCTTAAAACTTTCGGAGGTAGAGCAAGTGGTCCAGAACCTCTTGTCGATCTGTTTAAGTTCACCGTTGACGTCTTTCGGGAAGCTGCTGGACGTAAACTTAGCTCCATCGAATGTCACGATCTCTGCTGTAAGATTGCACAGATCGTCGTTGTCGGGGGTGTCCGTAGGTCCGCTCTCATCAGTCTGTCTAATCTTACCGACGATAGACTTAGACGGTGCAAATCAGGACAGTGGTGGCAAGATAATCCACAACGTGGTTTAGCCAACAACTCAGCATGTTACACAGAGAAGCCAGACTTTGAGGCATTCCTAAATGAGTGGAAAAGTTTATACGAGTCCCGCTCCGGAGAACGAGGTATGTTCTCTAGAGTCGCAAGTCAAAAGCAAGCTGCAAGAAACGAGCGACGAGATGCTACCTATGATTTTGGAACTAATCCATGCTCAGAGATCATCCTCAGGCCCTACCAGTTCTGTAATCTATCAGAAGTTGTTGTCAGGGCGTCCGATACGTTGTCAGACCTCAAACGAAAAGTACGTGTTGCAGCTATCCTTGGGACTCTTCAGGCTACCTTAACTGACTTCCGTTACCTACGTAAGGTATGGCAACGAAACACCGAAGAAGAAGCACTGCTGGGTGTGTCGTTGACGGGTATTATGGATCATCCAACTCTATCAGGAAGGAGAGACAAAGGTGTACTCAAGACTTGGCTTACTGAACTCAAAGAAGAAGCGGTTAAAACTAATGCAGAATGGGCGAAACGTCTTGGTATTAATGTTTCTACCGCTATTACTGCTGTTAAGCCTTCCGGCACTGTGTCTCAGCTTGTTGATTCTGCTTCTGGTATCCATCCTAGATACTCAGATCAGTACATTAGACGAGTCAGAGCGGACTCAAGAGACCCCCTCTGTCAAGTCTTAGAGGCCGCAGGAGTGCCTGTAGAGGACGATGTAATGTCACCCACTACCAAGGTATTCTCCTTCCCCATAAAGTCTCCTGAGGGGGCTGTGGTGGCCTCTGAGATGGGTGCAATGGAACAACTTGAGCTATGGGAGATTTATCAGGACTACTGGTGTGAGCATAAGCCGTCCATGACATGCTACTACCGTGATGATGAATTTCTTGAGGTAGGCCAATGGTTGTACAACAAGTTCGACAAGATAAGTGGAGTATCGTTCCTCCCTTATTCCGAACATACGTACCAACAGGCTCCTTACGAACCCATAGACTTAGAGACCTATGAGAAGCTGAAGAAGGAGTTTCCTGAGTCCATCGACTGGACAATCTCAGAAAACTCTGACATGACGGAAGGGTCTCAGCAGTTAGCCTGCAC